TAAGAAGACACCAGTTAAATCTAAAGCACTAAGTAGTGTTAAAAGTGAAGGTTTAAAAAATGTAATGTCTAATTTCTTCGACGAATAAAAATGATATTAATAATATTAAGTGTATTGGTTGTGATCCTAGGGTTCACGACCTTTAACCTTCTAATGAAAAATGAACAAGCAGAAGATATAATCATGTCTCAAGATACATTTATATCTAAATTTATGGATACAGTTAATAAAGCTGATGCTAAATTAAAACAAATTGATCATAAAGGTTCATTTGAAGCAGATGATGAAATTGGATTCTTTTTTAAAGAAGTAAAAAATATACAAGCAACACTGAATGAGTTCAATAATAAACGCTAGTAATTTACCTAAGAACCCAAGTTCTACTAGGTATTTTACTCAAGACACAGAAGATGCTATCGTTGCTTATAATAAGTCTTTAGACTTTGATGAACGTGATAAGATTTATAATAGAAGAATCCATTATGCTTTCTTTAAGCTAACAGAAAATATTATACATACATTTAAATTTTATTATACTGAGGTAGATAATATTGAAGATTTACAACATGAAATTATAACATTTCTATTAAGTAAAATTCATTTATTTGATCAAAGTAAAGGTGCTAAAGCGTACTCTTACTTTGGTACTATTGTAAAACGATATTTAATTATATCTAATACTAAAAATTATAAAAAACGTATAGATAAAGCACCAATTGAGGATTTAGAACAAGACGAAAAACATTCGTATGAAATTGATGATATCCCGCCTAATGAGCGCTTAAATGAGTTCTTAACACTATATACTGAATACTGTTCTAATAACTTAAAAACGTTATTTCCTAAAGATGGTGATGCTAAAATAGCTGACGCGATTCTTGAGTTATTCCGTAAACGTGAGGTATTAGATATATTTAATAAAAAGGCACTTTATATATACATTCGTGAAATAATTGATGTAAAGACACCTAAAATTACTAAAATAGCTAATAAATTAGGTGATATATTTAAAGAACATTATTTATTTTATATTGAAAACGGATATACAAATTTCTAAGTATCATATTTATAAATAAAAATCATGAGTAATTTAGAATCAGTTGTTTTTGGAAACAAAAAATTCTCTGATATCTTAAGCGAGATATACGATAATCAAAAGAAAAAAGAAAAACAAATATCAACTTTAATAGGTGAACTAAAACCATTAATTAATGATATTGGTGACGCTACATTAATTGTACCTTTAATCAAAGAATACTTAGAAATAAGTGTCAAAAATGATGAACAATTAATTAAAATGGCAACTATTATCCAACGTGCTTTATCTAACTCAGCGGAGGCAGGTAATGGATTTGATTTATCTGATGAAGAAAAAACACAACTATTAGCCGAGATAGATAAAATAAGTAAAGATGTCAGTTAAAGGAACAGAAGGACAAGGTACTGTTATTGATCAAAGTAATGTAGGTAATAGAAGTTACGTTACTGATAATCCTTTATTTTTTAGTAATATAACATCAGCTTATCGTGTTGTAGATATAGTATTAGATGCTAATCATAAACTTTTTGAAAAAGCAGGAAGATGGCAAGGTATAGGTACTATAGCTTATGATTCTGTAATAAATCCAAGTGGTAAAGATTCATTTAGTTTGCCATTAGCTAGACCTATATTATCTAATAATAAGGCATATCCATTAATAGGAGAAATTGTTTATATAATTGGAGCTCCAAATACAGGCATAGGAGAAGTAACAACCAGTATAAATAGTTATTATATTAGTACTATAGGATTATGGAACACAGCAAACCATAACGCGTATCCTGTTAATTCTAATATACCTCCTCCATCCCAACAAAAAACATATACAATGGCTGAGTTAGGAAGTTTAATAACTGTAACCAGCCAGTATACTAAACTTGAACTTGGTAATACATTTATTGAACGTGGTTATATTCATTCATTAGTACCTTATGAAGGTGATATGATTTATGAAGGAAGATGGGGTAATAGTATTCGTTTTGGATCAACTATTAAAACTAAAGCTCCTGCAGTTTTTGGTTTAAATAATTGGTCACAAGGACCAAGTGAATCTGGAGATCCTATTACTATTATTAGAAATGGTCAACCATTAAAAGAAAATAAAACAGCAGGTTATTTACCTATAGTAGAAAATATTAATGAGGATTTAAGTTCTATTTATTTAACTAGTACACAAACTATACCATTAAATGCATCTAGTATTAGTTATTTTAGTTATCCTAATAACCCACCTCAAGATATAAATAAATTTAATGGTCCTCAATTAATATATAATTCAGGACGTATAGTATTAAATACAAATCAAGATCACTTACTTTTAAGTTCTATTAAATCAGTAAACTTAAACGCTATAGAATCAGTTAATATTGATGCACCTACAACTATAATTCAATCAGGTAATATATTATTAGGTTCTAAAAATGCTACTGAATCTGTTTTATTAGGTGATAGTACTATTACTACTTTAGCATCAATACTTGATAATATGGTAGAATTTTTAGATTCTTTAAAAGGAATAATGTCCACAGGTACTGGAACACCATTAGTTGCATTATCAACTCCCGCGTTTTTTCTATCAACTAAATTAAATGCAATTAAAGGTAATCTTGAAAAAATAAAATCTAACACTGTTAAAACTGTATAATGGCAACACCAAAAGAATTAGAACAGATTAGATTACAAAAAGCAGCAGATGAACAGTTAGTATTAGCTCAGTCTAATACTACAGCATTAAATGCTACTGAAATTTTAAATGCTACTCCATCTGATTTAAAAGCACAAGGTATTGCTAAATTACCATCATTATTATTAGTACTTGGTGATCAAATCAAACAAATTATAGAACCTGCGTTAATAAATTTAATTAAAACTTATATACAAAAATATATAGATGCTGGTATTTGTGCTGATCAAGCTACTATAGATAAAATAATACAACAACGAAATTTAATAGTTAATCAATTAAATAAAATTGTTAAAACTTTAACTATTATCACAATATCATTAGCAGTAGCTATTACATTTTTAGATCTTTTAAAATTAGCTATTAAAGGTATTGATTTAGCTAAACTTGTAGCTATTGCAGCCGCTATAATATCTCCACCATTATTTCTTACTTTACCTACTACATTACAACAATTAGATTTAGCTAAAATAAAATTACAAACAGACGAAGAAGGTAATGCTAAAATAGCTAAATATAAAGCAATAATTGGAGGAGCAGCATTAGTATCATCTATTATTGGTGGATTTGTATTAATAGCTATAGGATTATTAAGTTCTATTGATATTTTCTTAAAAAAATGCGCCCCAGATCAAGCAAATGAATTAGTTCCTATATCTAAAGAAACACAAGATATAGCAGATGTTCAAGCTCAAGCAACAATAACACAAAATCAAACAACTTATAAAGGCTTTATTATTGAAATTGAATTAGTACCATATACTTCTACTATAACTCGTAGACGAGCTATTGGTAAAAATCAAGATAGTATTATATTAATTCAAACCGAATTATCATTTACAACTGATGATCAAACATTAATTGATGAATTAAAACTAATTATTGATAGAGATAATTTAAAAGCCTATTAACTTAATATTTATAACACGATGAAATCAGAAGAATTTAAAAAAATCATTAAAGAAGCCGTTCGTGAAGTATTCATTGAAGAAATGAAAGAAATACTTTTAGAAGCGGTTAAAGCACCTAAAGCCTCAGTAGGTCAAGGTGGTTATGGAACTGTTACAGAATCAGTAAAACCAATTAATTCTAAACCATTAGATCCGAACGCTAAAAAAGCAGTTATGGCTAATATTTTAGGTGATATGGCATCTGGTAGAACAATGACAACAGAAGCTCTTACCGCTAATACATTTATACCTAGAGGAGGAGACGCTGTTAATGGATCTTTACCTGAAGGTAATGTTGGATTAGATCAAATTATGGGTTTATTAAATAAATAATAATGGCATACGGTGCACAAAAAATATTTCCTATTGATACTAAAACTGGTACCGCTATTGGTGTTAGTTTAAATTTTAGTAACCCTGGAGTATTTCAGTCCACTTATTTAACTAAAGATGCTATTAAAAATAATTTAATAAATTTTTTCTTAACTAATCAACCAGAACGCTATTTAAATCCAACATTTGGTGGCAATTTAAGAAATTTTATATTTGAACAAATTACAGCTAATAACTTAGATTTTTTAAAACAAGATATTCAAAATCAAATAGGTTTATATTTTCCTAGTGTTATAGTAGCTAGATTAGATGTTGTTGAATATCCAGATATAAATCAGGTAGTAGTAACATTAAAATATACAATAGCAGACACTAATATAAGTGATCAATTAGATATAGCATTCAATTAATGGCAACAATTAAAGATATAAAATACCTAAATAAAGATTTTACAGAGTTAAGAT